AACGCAACTAAATCGGCTTTAAAAGCAGGATACAGCGCCAAAACAGCGTATTCCATTGGTTATGAGAACCTGAGAAAACCTGAAATACAAAAACGAATTAAAGAAAAGCAAGATAATTTGGCAGAATTAGCTGGTATTTCAGCTTTAAGAATTGTCAAAGAACATGAGAAAATTGCTTTTTTAAACACTGGCAAACTTCGTAACGGATGGTTCACGCCACATGATTATGAAATGCTGACTGATGATGAAAAAGCTTGCATCCAAGAGGTGACAACTAAACCCGGTATGTTTGGAGACTCGTTGAAGGTCAAATTATACGACAAACAGAAGAGCCTCGACTCCCTTGCTGACATCTTGGGGATAAAAGCACCGACCAAAACAGAGCTAACTGGCAAAGATGGTAAGGATCTCATCGCTGGTCCGGATCTAAGCAAATTAAGCGATGCAGAATTAAAAATGTATCACGCATTACTCGTCAAAGCCAGTGATACAGCCGAATAATCATATAACCCCGCTATTAGGATCTCGCATTGAACTATTCAAGCGCGGTGATTATGACTTCATTGTTACCCAGCAAGGCAAAAAGCACATTAAGCAGGAGCTTGCATTGCAAACCCTAACCGATCAGGATCATGTTGAATTCCTTTATGGCGGTGCGGCTGGTGGGGCGAAGGCTCAACCGCTTGACGCGATTGTGTATACTCCTTTTGGTGGGAGGAGAATGGGTGACATGAAAATAGGTGATGTAATCTGTCACCCCTCAGGAACGAACACCAACGTTATTGCGATTAACCCGCAGGGGGAAAAGCTGATATATGAGGTAACTTTTATTGATGGGGCAAAGACAAGATGCTGCAAGGATCATCTGTGGTACGTTTGGTATGCTTCAGACAAAAGCAAGCAAGAGAAGAAGTCAGGGCTAAAAGGTAAAGTTCAAACCATGGGGATACTTGCAAACAATCTCCACAGAAAACCTATCATACCTCTTTGTGCTCCGATCAACTTCACCCTCCCTAAGAACCGGTATACAAAGAAAGGCATTATCCCCCCTTACATTCTTGGGGCGCTTATTGGGGATGGGTCTTTAACAAAGCAGGTATCCTTCACTTCCATAGATCCGGAAATCGTAGAAAAGGTCAGGGTATTGTTACCTGAGGGCTTTACAATCACCAACTATGAGATGCAGTACAACATCGTTTTCAACAAACGAAACGAAAAAGGATATGGTATTAATCCAATGCGCGATGAGATTGTCAAGTTAGGGTTAAACTGTAAATCAGAACATAAATTCATTCCTAAAGAATATTTCACGGCCCCTGTGGATATTCGTTTCGATCTTGTTAGGGGGTTGATGGATACAGACGGGTCAATTGATAAAAGGGGCCATTGCTCCTTTGGGTCAAGCAGTTTACAGCTGATCAAAGACGTTCAATATCTTGTAAGGAGTTTAGGCTATAAGGCAACTTTAACAGAAGCTCCTACCAAGTGCTTGACAGCCTATAAGATCTATATTCAAGGGGCTAACTGCGAAGAATTATTTTATCTTCCACGAAAGAAAGACCGTGCGAAGGCCTTTAATGGCGGTTTTTCCGAAAGCGGGCGTAGGATTATTTCGATCAAAGAAGTTGGCATAATGCAGGCCCAATGCATTACGGTTGATTCACCCGATGGGCTTTATATAACCGATGATTTTATTGTGACACACAACAGCTGGACAGGTTGTGTCTGGCTCGCATTTATGTGTTTGACTTATCCGGGCACCAAGTGGTTCATTGGGCGTGAATCGTTAAAGCGATTACGGGAGTCAACACTGATTACCTTTTTCAAAGTTTGTTCAAAATATGGCATTCAGCGTGACCAGGTATTCAAGTACAACGGGCAGGATCATTTCATCGAATTTGAGAACGGCTCTCGAATTGACATGTTGGATCTTCGCTTCCTCCCTTCGGATCCGCTCTATGAACGTTATGGGTCCATCGAATATACAGGCGGCTGGATCGAAGAAGGGGGAGAGATCAACTTCGGGGCTTACGACACCCTCAAGACCCGTATTGGTCGACACATGAATGACTTTTACGGTATTGTCCGCAAACTGTTTATATCATGTAACCCGAAAAAGAACTGGATGTATACCACGTTCTTTAAACCGGCTAAGGATGGGTCTCTCCCGTCGCACATGACCTATCTTCCCTGCCTGGTGCAGGAAAACCCGTTTATTGAAAAGGATTACATCAAAGCCCTTGAGTCAACAACTGATAAAGTAAAAAAGGAACGACTCTTAAAAGGCAATTGGGAATATGATGACAACCCAAATGCCTTATGCGCTTACGACACGCTCCTTGCAATCTTCGGCAATGATTTAGCCCAAAAAACGGGTAAGAAGTATATCACTGCCGACATAGCGCGTTTCGGGTCAGACAAAGCCCGCATAGCGGTCTGGGATAACTGGACAGTAATTGAAACCCTATCTTTTGATATCAGCAAAACAACTGAAATTCAGAACGCAATAAATCATTTGAGAAGAAAACATGTAATTACAAAAGCCCGCACCATCGCGGATGAAGACGGAGTCGGAGGCGGGGTGGTTGACAATTGCGGAATTAAGGGCTTTTCCAACGGGGGTAAAACCTTTGACGGGGAGAACTATAAGAACCTTCAAACACAATGCGGCTACAAGCTTGCTGAGCGCATCAACAACAATGAAGTGGGCTTCGATGCCGACATAAGTCAGGAAGAAAAAGACAATCTCGTTGTTGAGCTCGAGCAACTACAGACGTGGGAAGCTGATTCAGACGGTAAGTTAAAACTGAAACCGAAGGAAGAAATAAAAAAAGATATTGGCCACTCTCCGGACTGGCGGGATTTGTTTTTAATGCGTTCTTATTTTGATTATTCAGACGTTAATAGTATTGATATCAACCAAATAGCCTTAATGATATGACACTACAAGAAATACTCGCTCTCAGTGACTTCGCAGCGATAAAGAAGGAATTGACAACCAAAGTCAAGCCAAAGGTGGCAAATGCTGATCTGCTTAAACAGATTGATCCGTTATTGCACAACGTGTTCGACGAGGCTAAACGACCAAAGAAGATGGTTAACAAAGCGTCAGGGCAAAAGAATGAAGCGGGAGAACCAATCTACACTACAGCTCAGGAAGAAGTTGCGAGAATAGCTTTTTCATTCCAACAGGTCATCACTGAGCGGGGCATCGGCTTTTTGCTTGGTAATCCGATCGAGCTGTTTCCGCAGGATGGCGATGACAGCGAACAGCAAAAGAAGCTGATTGCCATGGTTAAAAAGATTTGGAACAAAACCAAAATGGACTATCGCAATCAGGACGTTGCTACAAAGATGTTTTCCGAGTGTGAGGTTGCGGAACTGTGGTACCTTGTTGATGCCGAAGAGGGTTATTGGGGTGATCTCTCAAAGGGTAAATTTAAACCAAAAATGAAGATCCTTGCAGAATCTTTAGGTGATTTGCTTTACCCGTATTTTGACGGAACCGGAGACATGGTTGCTTTTAGTCGGGAATATGCCATCACGAACAGCGGTGTAGTAGAATCACACTTCGACATCTATACAGCTGATCAAACGATCAAGTACACAACGATAGGGAGTGCACAAACGGTTGAGATAAAGACAAATGCAGTCAAGAAAATACCAATTATTTACTACAAACAGAATGAACCGGATTGGTATAAAGTTCAGCCGCTTATCGAGAGACTCGAAACCGCAGTATCTAATCGTTCGGATAGTAACGACTATTCAGGTGCCCCGATAACGGTTGTAACGGGAGAGCTACAGGGCTTCGCAAGTAAAGGGGAACAAGGAAAGGTTCTGCAAGTGAGCAAAGATGGAAAGATCGAATACCTCGAAAGTACTAACGCTGTTGATTCGGTAAAACTCGAATGGGATGTATTGAAGGATTCCATCTATGCACTGACGCAAACGCCAGACATATCCTTCACCCAGATGAAAGGATTAGGGGCTGTTTCGGGCATTGCCTTGAAGCTTATGTT